ACATCATTGCCTGATATAGGGTCTACTGTCTCAGCCTCGCCGCCCAGAGCAAAAGCCATCTGTGTTTGGTTGTTCATATCTGTAAGCCCTCCTTGGGCATATCCTGCTTCTTTTTTATTTGTTACGTTTGCAATAAAGGGTTTAAATATAGGATTCTGTTTTGCTAAGTCTTTAGTTAAACTAACAGTAATATCGTTTTTAGTAATTCTTCTAATTCCAATTATATTGCGCTTGACATACAAACTATTATTTTCTCTTAAAGAAACTGTACCTGACTGATTACCCCCTACAACATTTACATAGTCAGCTTCTCCCTGCCCTGTAATCCTATCTCCTGCATAAAAAGCTACATGATCGCCCCTACCATCTTTTTTTCCACTAGTCTCAGCAATTTTACCCTTTGCATCTCTAGGCCAATCCCAAATTATAATATCACCTTCTTGAGCATTCTCAATACCATCTACAGCAGTTCCATAGTCCATGAATGAGTTAGCTCTAATCCTATTATTACCAGACTTTCCCACTTCAAGTGTATCTGCACCTAGATTAGTAAGCACATGATGTACAAAAGCAGCACACCACGCTGTTATTTCCCCATCTTTTTCTAAAGGATTAAACTCTCCACCTTGAGCAGTATAAAAGAAACCCATAATAGACTTTTGATGATCTGGATTTCTTTGATCTAAACCTGTTACAATTTTTGTTAAATCTTGACCCTTAGCGTCTTTTGTTTTTTGACCTAAAATCCAGCCCATTGATGCTATGTAATCAATAGCACTCTCAAAGTTTTCTGCTGCTTCTGCTTTATTTCTATCAGGGTCAAAATCTTCAGGTCTAAGTTCAGGTCTAAGACTAGAACCTTCTTTAACTTTAGAAGGATTTAAAGGCATACCATACTTATCAACTGTCTCAACTCTAGGAACAAAGGGGTCTATTGGCAAGGCCATAGACATTTGAGTATCAATATTTTTAGTATCTTTAGGTTTATCTACAGGCTTAATACCTAAGTCGGTATTTGGTTCTTCTTCATTTATACCAAATAAGTTACTGAAGGCTGTCTTTAAACCCCTGAAAAAACCTGTATTTTCTTGGGCTTTTTCAGACTGTATTTTAATATCTTCTGGTAAACTTAATGCAGATACAGGTTTGTCATACAAGCCAAACTTTTGAAAGTTAATAGCCTGTTGTGTTTGTTGCTCTAAAGTATTAACCATCTGCGTTTACTCCTGCCCTTAAAGTCTTCAATGATCTGAACGCTGCAGCTTGACCCTGTAAGCGAAACAAGTTATCCGAATTTTCACTCTGCTCCATAGTAGTATGTACCCTGTCAAGCCTTACATCAAGTTCAACACAGAAAGCATCCCATAGAGGCTTATCGTTTACTAGCTTCTTTAGGATACTCATTTAGTTGGCCTTTGGACTAAGCCACCTTCATTAAATATCCTTAGTTTATTATCTTTAGTTCTGACTGCTAAAGATTTAAGCTGTGATAATGTTGGCTTCTTTACACCCCTAGCAAGTGCAAGAGGACCAACTTGTATTACTTCTAACGCCTCTATAACAGGCAAGCCTGTAAGTTTGTCATAGAAATGACTTTGCCTATAGGGATTCATACCTACTTGTGTCCACTCAGGATCATCTAATAAACGCATAGCTTCTTCACGCAATTTAATAGGGTCTTCTGGTACGTAATCCCCATAAATACGAGCAATAGTAGACTTACCCATAGGTCTCTCTTCCGCATCCGTACCAGCCTTTGCACCCCTTAAACGTGCTTTACCTCTAGCAATATCTAAAGCATCCTGTGACTCAGAGCCAAACTTAACATTTTTTAACCTTACTGCTTGACCATATCCTAGAACCGAACCCTTAGAGTCATTTGCTCCATCATGAATAGATACAACCCACTTATCATAGTTGTTATACGCATTTATATCTAACCTAGAGCCTACACGTGTACCTGCAGGAATATCAAATCCTTTAACTCCAACAACGCCATGCTTCATTACCTTCTTACCTAACGATCCTGCAATTTCTGTTAAAGTAGGTACAGGTGGCATAGTATCTTTAGTGTAAATAGATGTCATAGGTAATTCTTCAGATACGACATTACGAGCCTCTTTAGAAGTTATACTACCTTGATATAAATCCTCTGCTGCTTGTTTAGATAAATCTTTATTTTTTTGTCTTTTGTTTTCAGGAATAATATTTTCTTCTTGCCATTTTTTAATAGCACCTTCACTATCAAGTAAATTAGAAGCCTTTTTTGAATCAGTATCTAGGCCTTTGTTAATATTTACTTTACCTAAAGCCTGTGTAGTCTCTCCTACACCTTCTGTAAAGATTTCCTTTAGAGCCTTTGCTCCCATGCTTGCAAAACTCATTACTGTACGTTCCCTGTAAAGCCTTGTTCTCCCGGTGCAGCAGCAGCACCAATTCCTATGTTACCGCCTCCACCGCCTCCCATGTCCTCTGGGCCTGTAGGAGCGGCCCCCTGTGGTGCTAATGGTCCTTGCGGTGGTTGACCCCCTTCAGGAGGAATCCCTCCCTCTGGTGGCGTTGGTAGAGGCTGTGCGAACTGCTTAAATATCTCAGCTTGAATAGCAGCGTCCTGCATTGAGTTAGTAACCTTGTCAGGATCAAGGTCCATGCTGATAGCAATCTCACGAATGATGTAGTCCATCTTGGCAAAGGGAGCCAACGCAGGGTTTTGTACTACCTGCAAGAACTGGGTCAAACGTTGGCTACGCACTTCGTTAGCCATTAAGCTCTCAGTACCCTGTGCGCGTACTTCCAAGTCACCCTTAATCTCAGGATCAAAGTCAAACTGCATGTTGAAGTTAAAGAACGCCTTACCCAAAGGAGCAAGCATATAGTCATCTACATTCTTAATTACATTTCGTATAGAGCCATTAGCAGCAGACATAAGCATACTAATGCCAGAAGCCGTTCGTCCAACACCTTGCACTCCTGTCTGACCGTGAGCAAAGCTAGGAAATCCAGTACTCTCGTCTGCTAATACACGTGCCTTATCAAAGAGTTGCATGTTCTCGCCAGCTACATTCGGGAACTTAGTACCAAAGATAGCTTGACCGGGCGCACCCCCTTGCCTACGAAACACCTTGCCGGGGTACAGAGATAGGTCTTGACCGGGAACTAAGTTAGTCTCATCAATCTCTATCAAAAGGTTACCTGACATAACCGCATTGTCTACCGCCATACGCATGAACCCATTCATAAGGGTCTGAGTGTCATCCATATTCTCAGCTATACCTACACCAAAGAAGCTATAAGGGTTAAGCTCATAGGGTACAGCGTAGTAAGGTATCAGGGCAGGTTTAAACGGATTCATAACCATACGGATTACTTGATGATTACAAACCCAAATGTTTACGTTTAACTGTTCCGCATCCTTTAGTTCTTTAGGGATATCAATGTCATGCTCTTTTAGTACTTCAGAATCTACAAAGCCCCAGAACTCAAACAACTCATAACGCTCAGCTTTTGACTCTTGAGCGTCATCCTCCATAGCTTGCTCCCACCACTTCTTCTCATAGGACTCACCCATGTTAAGAGACTTCTCAATGGCGTTGTCACGAAAGAAAGGCCGACCTTTAAGCGCACGTACTTGAGAGCGTGATAGTTTATGACGCTCAACGATATACTCAGCCTCATCCATATTAGCTGCGTCAGGGTCAGGGTAGAAGTTCCAAAGAGAAACATGGCTAGTAGAAGGCACAGTTTTGATTGTAGGTTGGTACTCACCCTCATCATTCCAACTAGGATACTCTTTGTTGACCGCAAACGGCCCCTTCATAATGCCTGTACCAAACAAAGCCAACTCAAAAGAACTAAGGCGTAGCTGTTTGTTAGCACCTGACTCTTCTAGTTGATCATGAATTTTCTTCTGCATCTTCTTAGCTGCAACCAAAGCAGGGCTAAAGTTAATGCTACTAGGTAATCTTCCTACACCTTCTACAAGTTTATCTTCTACAGGCTCAAGCTTCTTAGCTAAGCCACCAAGACGGGCCTTAATAGACTCCATAGTATCGCCGGGTTCAAGCGTAGTGTCAGGCCCAAACATAGTGCCAAAGGCGTCTTTTAATGCATCACCAGCTTCTTCTGCTTTGGGATTGACATCAAAGTGTACCGTGTCTGCTACGCCTTCAGGCAACGTAGTAGGGTCAATAGCTAAAGGGAACTTCTGACTGCCAAATAATACTTCTACAATCTGACCGTAGGCAGCTAGAGTTTTAGTCTTAGTAACTTTTACAAATACTCTTGACTTCTCTGCTTCTGTGAATTGTACTTCACTATTGTAGATACCTCTATAGTTACGGTAAGCACTCATCCAACGTAATTCGTCTGTATAGCGTGAGTCTTCTGCTTTCTTGTACTTGCTCATAACCAAGTCAATAATGTGACCCGCTTTAGGATCAGTCATGCTTTCTGTAGACACATCTTTAATGTGTGCTGACTCAGCAGACTCTAAGTTTGATTCAAAGTCAGTTGTGAAATCTTCAGGGTCCATACTTAATATCCAAATGTAGGATCAGCAACTTGAAAGCCGCTTCTCTGTGTTGCAGGATTAAAGTCCCATAAGGAACTTCTTGGTCTAGTCATTATACCATAGCGTATTGCATCGTACAAGTGATCTTCTGCATTAGTATCAACGTCTTCTGGGTTTCGTTTATCTAAAGGAAGACTTGGTAGTTGTGCTATGCAGTTGGTGCAGGTGGAAAAGAATACGAGTTGGGGTTCCTCAGTAAACTCCTCCACCTGCAAACGGCGGTGTATCTCATTTTTACCTGAAACCCTAGAACCTTTAGAGCGATCTGAAGGTCTCCAGCGACAGCCCTTCATAATCATTTGCTCTGCCAAACTAGGTCCAGTGTCACCTCTTTTATGCCAGAGGGACGAGTCCAACACGCCGTATCTCATAGTGCCATCACCCGCCTCTGCCTCAAGTATCATATCCGCTAGATCAGTGGCAGTGACTTTAGTTACATACATCTCTCTGTAGACTACCAACTGCTCTGAGGGAGAAACAGCAAACCACACAACACCTGTCCAACTGCCGTAGCCGTAATCGCAAGCTCTGAACTTCGTCCAGCTATTAGGAATACTATAAGGCTCAACAACGTGTATTTTTCTATTGAACTCTGGAAAAGCTGCGCCCTCATTAACATCCCAATTACCCTCTAGTAGTTGTTTGCGTTGATGCTCTGGCATAGACAGAAGCATAGTTTCATAATCACCACTGTCAGCTAGGTACGGATTGTCAAACAAACTTGCAGGAATAAACCTACGTTTAAACAATGGTTGGCCTGCCTTAGTGTGTCCTTTAGGGTACTCAAGTCTATTCCCTGTCTCAATGTCCGTAGCCCAGAAAGAAGTATTAGGCTTAGATGGGTCTATAAACATCTTCTTAACCCACTGATGTCCCACAGAACCGGGATTGGTTGTGGCTCTCATGTACAAGCCTAGTTCTGGTGCTGCACTACGTAAACGTGAGCGCATATAATTCCACGCAAACGGGGTAGACCATTGAGTTAACTCATCAAATGCTATATAGTTAAACGCCTGTCCTTGGTAACGCATAACGTCTTGGTCTTTATCTAGGTAACTCATCCAGATGCGACCGCCTCTAGGTGTAACCCACTGTGACTTACGCTCTGACCACTTAATGCCGGGAATTGCTTTAGGATACAACTCTTGACTTTTCTGTATAAGCTCTCTAAGCTCCTCTGTAGTGTGACGTACAAGTAAGCCACTAAACTCTTTATGGTTAAGACTACGTAGAGGGTCAGCTAGTGTAGCGTAGCTCTTGCCACCCCCTGCTGCTCCACCATACAGTACTTCTCGTTCAGCAGAGGCTAAGTAGTCTGTCTGTGGCCCGTCATTAGGCTTAAAGACAATGTTTTGTGCTTGTTCTACATCAAAAGGTGCTGCAATAGGGGTAGCTGGCACTTTCTGCTTTGTTTCACGTGAAACTTTCTTAGCTGGCTTGGGTGTAGTAGCCGACCCTTTCTTTTTCAAGCGTTTCGTACTGCGAGATGGCTTTTTGGAGCCTTTTGGCAAGCTCACGTTTAATTCTAGCAACTGTTTTACGTTTTCGCTCAATGTCTACTCTTTTCTTTAAACCCATGTGAGATAT